AATCGGGCCTTTGTGACTTGACTGGATTTGGTTATGGCTGTTAAAGGTTTGTTGGGGTTTGGAAAGGCGCTTGCGAAGGCTGCAAAAAATTATGGCGATCCGCCGCTGCCTGGTGCTCCGATGCCGGCTAATGTGCCAGGCGCGGGGCCAGTCAACATAGGTCCAAATCCCGCCGCAGAACAGGCGGCTATCCAATACTCTCAAGGCTCAGGCATTCCCTACACACCAGTCACATCTTTTATGCCTGCAGACCCTCAGTTCGGCGCAAGAGTTGCCAGAGAATACGAGCTGATGCCTCACGATCCAACAAATCGTAGAGTGCAGCAAAGTTACGGTGCTTTAGCCGATGAGATTGCAGGTCAATATGAGGCTATGCTGAGAGCAGGGATTAAGCCTGAGTTTAACCAAAACCCGTACCCTCAGAGCCCGTATCTTGGGCTAATGGATATGCTAGAAACAGGCAGACTACAGGTCTATCCAACCAGGGCTGGTTTCGGGATGGACGATGCTTTTGATTCGTCACAAAACTTATTGCTTGCTGAATCACCATTTAAAATTAGTGGGCAGCCAGCAACTTTCAATGACCTATTTAGGGCTGTGCATGATTTTCAAGGGCACGCGAAGGTGGGAGCCGGGTTTAGAGGCGCTGGAGAAGAGATGGCATATTTGTCCCATGCTGGTACAATGTCACCAGATGCTTTAAAAGCATTAGCATCAGAAACCAGAGGCCAAAACAGTTGGTTAAATTATGGTCCTTTTGGGGATGCAAACAGGACTGCTGGAATAAACGATACTGTTTTTGCAGAACAAAAATCAGGGCTGCTGCCAAACTGGGCCATACAAGAAAGGTTGCCGGAATTAGATGTTAGACGACAAAGATTTAATGAGCTTAGAGCTCAGTATGATACAGGGCTTGAGGGAGCAATTGACGATTCAGGAAACCTCACCCTTGTACATTATTCGCCCAAACCAATTGAGCGAGTCGACCCGAATTTCCATGGAAAAGGACTTTCTGGAAGAACAAGAGAAGAGCTTAACCGCAGCTATTCAGAAGACTTTGTCCCAAGAAGCTATTACGGAATAGAGGCCGACGTCAATCCATATGCCAAAGAATTAGGGCTGGGCTCAAACAAAGTCGAAACTCAAATTGATGCCGCGCAAATTTACGACGCAAAGAAAGACCCTGAAGGGCTATGGAAAGATGGCAAAGGAGATGTCACTAAATCTGAAAAAAATCTGTGGGATAAAGGATACAGCGGGTATTTTGTTAATAATCAGCGGCTAGGCAAGGTAGCGGCAATTTTTGACCCCTTAGACGTCACCAAGAAATTAATAGTGCCACTGGCGCCAGTTGGTGCCGGTATACTTACTGCGCTGGCACCCCAAGAAGCTTATCCAGCTCCTACAGGGTTGTTGCGCAATGTATTCCCAGCCCCTCAGAGAATGTTCGATCCGGCAGATAAAGCATACAAGCCATTCCTTGGGTCGTTCGGCCAAACGCCTGGCGGCAGGTATTTGGAGATGGGGCCTGAAGGTCCAAAAGATATCACCGGAGAATACCCAGCAAGCGCCGCACTAGGCGTTGGTCCTGACGGCAAGCCAAAGTTTCAGGTTGCGCCTGAGCAAGCCACAAACATCCCTGAGCCAAAGGGCCCTGGCCGCAAAATCAAAACCAACCTGGCAAAGAAAAAGACCGGCTGGAAGTGGACGCAAGCCCCAGAGGGCTACGACCCCAATCCAGATGGCGGGTTCCCAATTGTCTCTGTGAATGACGGCAAGGATCACTACTACACACTAAACACTGACTTCCCTGAAGGTGTGGAGCTAGCCAGGTATCCTAATGAAGCCAGTGAGCCCAGGCTGAAGCCCACCAGGAAAGGCCACGTTAATTTAGGCAAGAAGGTTGGCGAGATTGAGATGCGGGGCAAGAAGCACCCGGTATATGACAATATAACTATTCGACAAGCTGCTCCAGTCGCAATGACAGGCTTACTTGGCGCAGGCATGAGCGAAGATAGTGATGCGAGTATTTTAGGGTCTCTGTCGAAGCTCGGTGCTGGGCGCCAAGACCTTCTGGGAATGGCCAAGAAGATGGCAAACGAGGGCGAGGATGAAATAGACATCCGAGAGCGCACCGGCTGGGAGATTGGAGCAGACGGTCAGTGGAGAACGGAGCTGCCTAATACAAATACAAAAATAAACATTCCTGAAGTAGCAGAGGGCAGTCAATACTATTCCGGGACGATTGCTGATGTCATTGATGACCCAGAGCTGCTGTCTCAATATGCAAAAGGCGGCAGAAAGCCCACTGTTAGAGACATGGAGGGTGAGATTGAAGAATACGGGTCTCGCGGCATATTTGGTTCTTTAGGCGATATTGCTTTTACAGTCGATAAGAATATGCCGGAAGGACAAGGGTTCCACCGAGAAGGTTATTTAGATCAGTTTGGTGAAATGCAGCCCGAAACAATTGTTATCAGCGGCAAAAGCTCGCCAGCCGAGCAAAGAGCAACATTGCTGCATGAGCTTCAACACTCAATCCAGGATAGAGAAGGGTTTGCGGCTGGAGGCAATCAGAAACAGTTTGCAAAGGAGGAAAGAATAAAAGATTCGTTTTATCAGCGCGTAGGATTGACCCCTCCTGGAAGTGGCCGACTGCAAGAGCTGGAACAAAAAATAAGCGATGTTGGTCAACGCTCTATGTCTTTGCAAGAGATGAGTGACCTGGAGCGCCTCCGAGTCGAAAAACAAATTTCTGACAGGTTTAATGCCGATACGGTTGGCGAGGCAGGTGCAAGGTCTCCCTATGGCATGTACAGAGGATTGATGGGCGAGGTTGAGGCAAGAAATGTTGAAACCAGGGACAGGATGAGACCTGATTCTCTTAGAGAAACCCCTTTAGAGTTGTCGGAAGATGTGTTCGAGCCTAGAAGCCAACAGATTTTCAGGGCAGGCAGTGACGATGAGCTCTTTCGGGAGCTTGAGTATTTAAAATATCCTGACGTTAGGTCAAATGTTCCCGAATACCGCGAAGCCCCTGTGGTGCAGGAGCAATCATTTGGCGACATGGTTAATGAGTACGCCAACATTAACCAAAGAGCCCAGGCAGCAGAAGCCCAGAAGTTTGGCTTATTGATGCGTGAGGACGCCAGGTTGCGCGACATGGGGTCTGCTGCATTTGGCCAGGTATCCCCAGAGCTGGCTGCATACCGCCGCTCACAGATTCTGCCGACCATTGGTGAGATGGGAATGGGAGCCCTTGAAGGCGCTGTCGATACGGTAGACTTTGTGTCGCAGCTTCCTACAGCGATATCCACCATGACCATGCCAAAGCGCACCCCCTTGCGTGATCGCCTGGGCGGCCTTCTAGACTACAGCTTTGTGGATGAGAGGGATCAAAGGGCCAGGGACGAGGCTAGATTGATTGGCGGGTTATTAAGCCCCATTTAATGGTATAATCGGCCCAATAACTGGAGGCCATAATGGCAATAAGCACATACAGCGAGCTGCAGTCGTCAATGGCAGACTTTTTGAACAGGTCTGACCTGACTTCTGTGATCCCGACATTTATTGCGTTGGGCGAGGCCAGGATGAACCGAGACATCCGTCACTGGCAGATGGAGAACAGGGCATCGACTACAATTGACGGCCAGTACCTAACCAAGCCAGGCGACTGGGTTGAGACTATACGCCTACACCTAACTGGCCAGAACACCTCTGCGATGGACCTGTTAAGCACTCAGGCCATGGCTGACAAGCGCCAGGGCGCAGAGAATGTAGCAGGCAAGCCAAGATACTATGCCCACTCTGAGGGCCAGTTTGAGGTATTCCCTACCCCTGACGGCTCATATACTGCTGAGTTGCTATACATCCAGCAGATACCTTCTCTCAGCGACAGCGCGACCACAAACTGGCTGCTGACATCATATCCAGACATCTACCTGTACGGCTCACTGCTGAACTCTGCACCATACCTGGCTGAAGATGGCCGGGCTGAGGTGTGGGCTCGACTATATGGTGAGGCGGTAGACAAACTAAACTTAACTTCTGAACAGGCAGCTTATTCTGGTGTTGGCCTGACAACTAAAATACGAGGACTCGGATGAGCTTTTCAAACTTCTTAGAAACAGAGGTCTTGGACCATGTGTTTGGTGGCAACGCCTACACAGCCCCAGGAACTTTATACACTGGACTATACACTGCAGCACCTAGTGACACAGGCGGCGGCACAGAGCTGTCAGGTAGCGGCTATGCTCGCCAGGCCACAGCATTTACTGTGTCGGGTAACACTGCTAGCAACACATCTGCAGAAGAGTGGGCAACAGCTACAGGCTCCTGGGGCACGATTACCCACGTCGGTGTATTCGACGCAGCCACAAGCGGCAACCTGCTAGCCTATGGCGCATTGACTGCAAGCAAGACCATTGCCACTGGTGATGTGTTCCGCATCCCTGCTGGCGACCTGGATATCACTCTAGACTAATATGCTCTATGGCGTATATAAATACGGGCAGGCTGCATACTCGACTGCTAACCTAGAGGATGGCGCGGCTGTAATAGCAGCCACGTCTGCCGTATCGGCTACTGCTGGGTTTGTAAAAGAGGCTAGCTGCGTTATAGCTGCAGCGGCGTCTACGTCTAGCTCAGGCCAGGCTGTACGAGAAGGCTCGGCTGAGATTGCGGCAACATCTGCAACGCAGGCAGACCCGCAGGTTATATTGCAGACTGGGTCAGCTATTGCGGCTGCATCATTTACTGCAGGTGCAGGCATTGCGATACGGGGAGGCGAGCTATCTATATCGGCGGCCTCTTCCGTGGCATTTGCAGGCGCCAGGATACAGCAAGGCATATCGGCAGTAAGTGCTGCGTCGTCTGCAACAGCAAATGCGGTTACGATAGTAGTTGCCGAGTCGGTGATTGCAGCAACAAGCCAGGCGGTTATGTCTGGCAATATTACGGCTGGTGGCGTGACTGTTATGTCGTCGTCGGCATCATTAAGTATTTCTGGGTCTATTCTATGGACAGACAGCCCTGGAGATGACGCAACTTATGCAGACGTAGCAAGTGCTGCTAACGAATGGGCCGATGTGGCTGAATATACAACTTTATGGGAGGCCGCTTAAATGGCTGATACAAC